CCCGGTGATAGGGCGAAGACGCGCCGCTACGGCTCGCTCAAGTGCCGTGACCTGGCGAAGGGTGTGTTGGCCGACAATAAGAAGAAGGTGTACAAGACCAAGCCAACTGCGAGGTGTAAACCGGGGTATTTCAAGACAATGATGGTGGTCGCCCCGGGGAGAGACTTCCATTTCTATCGTCAACACGGAGAAATCGAGCTTAAGATAAAGCGGGGAGACACTGCCGCGTCCATAGCTCGGTTTCTGAAGATCCCACTCGGTCGGGTGCGAATGGCCATCGGGAAGCACAAGGGGCGCGATCCCAAGACGGGTAAGTTGAGGGTCGGGAAGAACATTCGAATAAAATGTAATGGATGGAGCCATAAGCGTGGGTGGGCGACGGGTCCGCTCCTGCACGACGCGAAGGGCAAAGTGATCAAAGACCCACGAAGGGCGTCTCGTAACTACCCCGGACTCAATTACAGCAAATTTTGTGGAGCCTTCTGTGTTAAGGATCGTGGGATTCGGACTGGGCACGATTGGTGATTACGTCATCGTCCTCTAGTAAGAGTGCGTCGAGATCCCCTATGTTGACTCCTATGTCGGCTAAGAGTGAGTCCAGGTCGAGATCGTTGTCTGCTGGAATCTGTATGTCGAATGAATCGAAGACATTGAAGATTTGCTGGTCATTCAATGTGAGTGCGTTCGAGCGCAATGTGTATTGATTGGTTACCTCAAGCGTGATCTGAAACTTGCTCACGTCAAAAACTTTCCGACACACTGGACATGTGTGATTCCCCTGCTGTTTCCATCGCTCGATGCACGCGCGATGAAATCGGTGCCCGCATCGGATGGGTGGGTTCGAGCGCGTCGACTTCACGGGATTTAAACAAATACTGCACGTGTCGTCGTCGCTCATTGCTAGTTCTTAGGTAAAAATAAACTCGATTACGCGCGCTTTTCTTGGTCGAAAGATTTCTTCAACATCGGTTGAAGTTTGCCGGCATCAGACAGCGCCGCGGGGCCGGTGCTTTGGAGGTATTGTCGGTAGCTCCTGTTATCCTCTGGATTGAGGCCCTGCTGAGACATTAAGAATGTATCGAGAAGTTTGCTCGAGTTTTGGATCGTGTAACCGCGTCCGTCGGCCATGCCCTGGCGCTGAGACATAGTTCGTTATTATACATCTAGAATTTAATTTCAGTGTTGTCGACGGGTGCGTCTAGCCAACTGCGAAAACCGTTCGTGTGTGCCCACTCAAAGAAAACATTGTAACTCCAGCAATTCAAGCCGCGGCCCTTTTCGAACTTCGATACCGGTTCGTTTGGTTCCATGATGATTCCCGGGGCCTCGTACACCAGTTCGGCCAGGCGGCGATACGCGAAGGCGACTTCTTTTAACGTCTTGGACCCGGTGATGATCACGTTGCCGCTCGAGAAAACGCTCGTCGTCACAAATTTGCCGTCGCCGAACGGTTGAAACTTGATTCGCAGGCCGCTGTACGTCTCCGGTGTGAACACCCATTGATAAATGCTCCTGTGTGTTGGCTGTGACACGTGTGCAATCAAGCGGTAGAGATCAACCTCGTGTCGAAGACTGAAGCACGAGTTGATCAGAGCCACGTGAAATTTGGGACGGGGCACTCGACAGGCAGTGAGCATCGGCAACAGATGTTCGTGGATCCGCTCGATGATGACCTCGCACTCGAACACACCTGTAGCACCGGTCACGTGGATGGACCCATTGTGGAAAAACTTGACGCTTTTGTTTGTCCCGAACATACGCATAGTCGTCGTGAGTTGATTCTTGAACGTTTTCTTATTCCGACTGATCATGAGGCGGCAATTGGGTGCGAGCTCCATTTCGTCGTTCTCAAGATGTGCGCGCAACTTCTGGACATCGATGGGCGTTCCAAGTTTTGCGTGCATCGTGATGGTCGTGATGTTGACCCACGTCGGGGTGGTGAATCGCTCGTCCATGCATTTTCGGTGCTCGCCGATAGTACGAATGAAATGAAACTCCTGAACCTGCGACGGACTGTACGTAGACGGCGGCATCGCCCGCGCGCTCAGAAGTGAGATGCCGCGTAAAAGCTCACTCCCGCCAAAATAAAGATCGTCACGTACTTGTCAACCGCCTTGATATTTTCAAGGACGACTGGATCGATGTTTTTGAACTTTTCTTTATAGTTAGTTGGTTTGAAAGGCAAATAAATCCAGCGACCGTACGGGAATACAGTCGGATTCATCCTGAACTGACAGCGAAGTAGGAAATCATACCACGCGAGTACGAGGTACGGGAAATAGAGAAGGGCGATCAATGCGTATTTGTTTTTGCCCGGGAGCGCGTACGAGACGCTCGTCTGAAGAAGTGCGATGGCCGCGTTCAGATACCACACGTTACGCGCACAATCGTACCGCGCGTTGTACCAAGACGCGAGCAAGAAATTCACGAGCAGGAGCACGTCGTGGCGCTCTTTGGGCACGAACCAATAGGAGAGCGCGACGTAGAAACTATAGATGACACACTTGATGTTGAGATAGTCGTCTGGCCACTTGAGTTGTTGTTCCATTACATTGACGCGTGATTTTTTTTCAATTGTCGTATATCCTGCCGTAGGCCGCCAGTGCGTGTTCGAGATTCCACGAGGCGTCGATTCGATCGGGCGCGTCGTTGGCGATGCACATGTGTTTGAATGTCTCGGGACAGATGTGATGAGCCTCCCAGTACAGGGCAGATAGAAACTCGCCGACGTGGTCGACACGAACGACTCTGTCCACGAGAAGAGGTTCGAAGTCACGAATGATCTCGGTCGGTTCATCTTTGCTCGCGAAGATGTTGGTGTAGACGAAATCCGTGCGCATCTCGTCTATCTTAACGAGCCCGCACGGGAGAACGTAGTAAAAGTGCCAACCCGGGAGTGCGTCGAACATATCTTCGATTCGAAGATCTTTTTTTCGGTAGATGTTGTCGTACTCGAACTGAATCATATCGACGGTGACGTCACCCAATCCTTGAAGAACGCCGAGATCGTGACCGTCGGTGTCGACCTTTAAAAAGTTGATGTGAGAGATATCGCGAGATGCGCAGTAGCGACCGAGACTGTTCTCATCGGCGTCCACGGCGGTGACGTTCACGTGGACGTTATCGGTGGAGTAGTCGACGTCGCGCGCGTACATGACTTGACCGTACGTGTCGCGCCATTCCGGGCCCGAGGGTTTGAATTCGGGGTCAAATAGGTGCGCGTGCATGGTCGGTTCGATCTCGCACGGGAAACAACTGCCGGTGGCACCGACGTCAAAAATCTGTGCATCGGGTGGTGCGTTTTTCACGATCGAGCGCAGCAGCGACATCTCCCCGTTGATCGTGTGGTTACAACATATGCGATAGTTGAAATACGGGAGGTTGTGCTTGTGTTCGGCGTCTCTCACGGTGATCCAGGCATCGAGGGGCAACTCCTCCATGGCTGTTTCACTAATTGCATATCTATTCTTTAAATTGATCATCTTCGCCTGAAGATGTACATCGCTAAGACGATCGCGGCGAGCACGACGACGTATGACATATCGAATCGACGCGCGTTCGTCGAGACCACGCGCGTGCCCGGAGTTTCAGCGACATCTAAGATCTCTTCGTCGATGTTCAAATGGGGCGCGAGCGGGCGACCCTCCACCACGAGCTCAGGGGCGTCACACGGCGATCCAACGCGCAGATCACTGGCACCCGCACCGACCGCGCAGATGGGACTCTCTTCTGGAGCGGGCAAGCCGTAGCCACTCGGCTCATCGGCCTCGATCGTATCGGTCGCGAGCGGGGCTCGACGGCTCCCCGGTGGGACGCCGACAAACGGGTTGTGTTTGTTGATGCTATTCTTGTCACTGATCATAAGCCGAGACGGCATGGCCACTAGTGATATATAACCACATTATTTTTAGAGGCCGATCACGTCGCTTTTTGGAAGTTTCTTACCGTGCGTCGTCGTGTTCTCCCAGTGCGCGATGGGCTCGAACGGCGCATCGATCTCTTCGCGGTACGAGATGTACTGGGCGACCCCGGTGCGGATCTGCGCCGCGGCCGTGGAAATCACCTTGGTGTTCATCGCCTTCACCTGTCGGTTCACGTCCGAGAAGTGATCGCCGGAGTTGTTGATGAAGACCACTCGCATGATGGCCCTCAGGTCAGCTTCCTTTTGGTAATCGATGGCGAGCCCGGTTTTGTTATAGAAATCTTGTCGGATCGCGCGCTGGAGGAGATCGACGTTGTATTGGCTGAAGTACAATCGGTTCAGGGGTGTCTCAGTCTGCTTGACCGAATTCATTACTGATATTGTCCACGAAAATAATCTCGGCCTATCTTAACTTAAACAAAAGATGGCTGACATCGAGGAACTCAACAAACGTCCGATGAACCCTCCCGAAAAACTGCCGCCGTTCGTCGGCTTGTACCCGTCGGCAGCGAAGGTCGGTGAAGCGGGCCCGTTCAATCAAAACTCACGGTACCTCGGCACGCCGCGAGGTGAGTCCGTGAAGTACGGCGCGACGACCGTGCGCGCTGCGGATCTCACACCGGCACCTAAGTTCGACTAATCACGGCGACTGCGGTGCCGTATGGCGACAACCTGTACTCGACGGGGAAGTGTATGGGGGCGACGTCTATGTATGGGTGAGACAGGTATAGTTTACGCTGGATTGTGTACACAGACGCCATTGTTATATCCATGAAAATTTTTCACAACAGATGACACTTTACATCTGATGTGAAAAAATGGTTTAAAAGATTATCAGGGGATACTGGTAGAAACATAACCAACATGCGAGTTACCAAGAGAAACGGTAAGCACGAAGACATCAAGTTCGACAAGGTCACGAAGAGGATCTCGAACCTGAGCGATGGATTATCGGATACCGTCGATTGCTCGCGCGTCGCCCACCAGGTGGCGTCGCAAATGTACGATGGGATTCACTCGCACGAGATCGACACTCTGAGTGCCGAGGTATGCGTTGGCTTGATCACCGAGCACCCGGACTACGAGGTGCTCGCGACGAGAATCGTCGCGTCGAACTTACAAAAGATATGTCCGGGCACGTTCCTCGCCGCTATGCGCAAACTGCGCGCCGCTGGTGTCGTGACCGATGAGGTCGTCGACGTCGCTGCGCAGGTAAAGGACGCGATCGTCCCCGAGCGCGACTTCGATTTCGGCTACTTCGGACTGAAGACGCTCGAGAAGGGCTATTTACAGCGCGTCGATGGGAACATCATCGAGACGCCGCAATACCTCTTCATGCGTGTGGCGATCGGGATCCACGGAACCGATCTGCCGAGCGTCCATGAAACGTATTATCACCTGTCGAATGGTCTGTTTACGCACGCGACGCCGACTCTGTTCAACGCCGGTACGCCGAGACCGCAGATGAGTTCCTGCTTTCTCATCGCGAACAAAGGCGATAGTATCGACGGAATCTATGGAACGATCACGGAAGCCGCGCAAATCTCAAAATGGGCGGGTGGAATCGGTGTGCACATTTCGGATGTGCGCGCCAAGGGGTCACACATAAAGGGGACAAATGGCACGTCCGATGGTATCATTCCGATGCTTCGCGTGTATAACGCCACTGCTCGCTATGTCAATCAAGCGGGGAAGCGTAAGGGATCGATCGCCGTCTACCTCGAACCATGGCACGCCGACGTTATGGATTTCCTCGAGTTGCGCCTGAACCAAGGCGACGAGGAGGCGCGGTGTCGTGACCTGTTTCTGGCCCTGTGGATCCCGGACCTGTTCATGCAGCGCGTGGAGGAAGGGGGAAATTGGTCACTCATGTGTCCGTCGGAGTGCCCGGGCCTAAACGACGTGTACGGCGAAGAATTTAACGAGTTATATCTCAAATATGAGTCCGAGGGCCGCGCAAAGAAAACTGTTCCCGCGGCGGACGTGTGGAAATCCATCATAAAAAGTCAGGTTGAGACGGGCAATCCGTACATGTTATACAAGGACAGCATCAACCGCAAGAATGGACAAAAGAATTTGGGTGTCATAAAGAGCTCAAACTTGTGCTCCGAAATCGTCGAGTACACAGATCCCGAGGAGACCGCCGTCTGCAATTTGGCGTCGATTGCCTTACCAAAGTACGTGCGCGATGGTAAATTCGATTACCGGCGTTTGCACAACGTCACCAAAATGGTGACGAAAAATTTGAATCGAGTCATCGATCGTAATTTCTACCCGACTGAGAGCGCGCGACGATCGAATATGCGTCACCGTCCGATCGGAATTGGTGTTCAGGGGCTCGCGGATACGTTTCTGCTCTGTGATTTGGCCTTCGATAGTGAAGAAGCGCGCACGATGAATGCACACATCTTTGAAACCATTTACAACGGGGCGCTCGAGGCCTCGCACGAGCTCGCGCTCGTTGACGGGTCGTACGAATCGTTCGAAGGGTCACCAGCGTCCCAGGGGATCCTCCAGTTCGATATGTGGCCGACGCCCGCGAAGTTTTCGGGTCGGTACGATTGGGATCAGCTCAAAGAGAAAATCAAAGCCGGTGGTCTGCGCAACTCTCTTTTGCTCGCACCCATGCCGACCGCGTCCACGGCACAAATTCTGGGGAATAATGAAGCGTTTGAGCCGTACACGTCACACATTTACCTCCGCAGAACGCTCGCGGGTGAGTTTGTCATCGTGAATAAACACCTCGTCAAAGAGTTGCAAGCGATGAACCTGTGGAACCCACACACGAAAGATATCATCGTGCGCGCGGGTGGATCTATTCAAAACATCAAGGAACTCCCCGACGACATGAAGAACAAGTATAAGACTGTCTGGGAGCTCTCACAGAAAGTGATCATCGATATGGCGGCCGACAGAGGCCATTTCGTCGACCAATCACAATCCATGAATCTTTTCGTGGAATCGCCCACCATCGGCAAGTTATCATCTATGCACATGTACGCGTGGAAATCAAGTTTGAAAACGGGCATGTACTATTTGCGCAGCAAGGCGAAGGCCCGACCGATCCAATTCTCATTAGAACCCGAATGCGAAGCGTGTGGGGCTTAAAGAGTAGATTTACAATAAGAGAAACAAGAAGATGGCCACCGCCCTCAAAATCACCGAAGCCGTCGATGCGATCGCGTTCCGCGCGTACTCGAACAAAAAGATTATCGTCACGAACCGCGATGAAGACATGTTTAAGTTGCAGTGTCCGCGCCTATACATGCCTTTCGGTGTGTCGTGTTTCGAGCCGGAGTACGGTGGGCCGGCAAAGTACACGGTCGATTTCACGCTGAATGGCCACGACGAAGAGGGCTCGTTCGTAAACAGATTCATCACTGAGTTCCGAGCGCTTGAAGATAAGATCTGTGACGAGGTCGTCGCACAGAGCGAGGCCATTTTTAATGGGCAAACGAAGACGTTCAGTGAAGTTAAGTCGATGTTCACGTCGGCCATCCGCGATGATAACGCTGGTTGGCCGCCGAAACTCAAGGCGAAGGTCGACGTCACCTCGGACGGACGCGCGTTTAAATCGCACTTCTACGATGAGGACGGCAATCCGCGCACAGATGCACCCGCGCGCGGTATCTACGCCCGCGCGAGCGGAAGATCCATCTTGGAATTATCTTCAATATGGTTCTTCAACGGGAAGATCGGTGCCCTTTGGAAGGTCAATCAATTGACGGTTTATGAACCAGAAGACAAATCTTTGCCCGCGTTCGCGTTTAAGAATGTTTAATAACAAACAACTTTACTATTTTCTACGAAACTTGTTCGCAAATTCGCGCGCGTTCGCCAACATCTCCAAGTTCATGGGGATGGTATCGACGGGTTTCATGCCTTTACACGCCTCTATGCGCGCGTGTTGTTCCGCGACCCAGATTTCGGTATCGTATCCTTCGGGAACGTTGTTCCTCTTAGGATTGTTCGTCGATTTGTCGAGCAATTGAAAGTTCGTGTAATGGTAGATCGCG